ATGAAAGAGTACAATGTAGATTGCCAAAAGTATCGTAAATCAACACATATAGCCGGTGTAGATGTCGATTCAATTGTAACAGAAAAAGGTCAATGTATTTTGACAATTAAAGACGCTTACTATTCAAAGAATGAAATAGTAAACGGAAAGACAATAGGTGAAGATGTTAACGGAAAATTTCTTGAGGGTTACATAGTTCATTTTGTTGAAGATGTAAAACCATTTGTAGTAAATTCAGGTAATAGAAAAAACATATCTTCAATTGTAAAAGAATTAAAAAAATGTACACCCGCTGAAAGTAGACTTCTTACTAATTGGATAGGTGTACAAATTGAATTGTATTTCAATCCATCTGTTAAATTTGGAAAAGAAGTTACCGGAGGTATATGCGTAAAGCCAAACGTTATTATCAAACAAAAACAACCGATAACAGATGAACGATTTAATACAGCCTTAGAAGCAATTAAAAGCGGTAAATTTGATAAGGATAAGTTGGTTTCGGATTTCATGTTGACTAGTACACAAAAATTAACACTTGAAGACTTATAAACAATAGTATTATATTATGATTTTATTTGTATATTTGTATTCGAGGATAGGATGGGAGTAATTAACCAACTGACAAGCCGAAGCGTTTACGGTTTCCTCGATTCTTTTTTAAACGCATTATTTAAACGCAAAAATATGCAAGAAGAAATTTGGAAAGATTTACCTAATTATGAAGGGTATTATCAAGTTAGTAACTTAGGTAGAGTTAAAAGTTTATACCAAGGCAAAGATGTTATTTTAACTTTTAGCGATGTAAGAGGTTATAAGAAATTAACATTAACAAAAGAAACTATTAAGGAGTATTATCGAGTACATAGATTAATAGCGTTAGCTTTTATACCAAATCCTGAAAACAAATCTCAAATAAATCATATTAATGGAATAAAAAATGATAATAGACTTGAGAATTTAGAATGGTCTACGCCTCAAGAAAACATGAATCATAGAAGAGATGTTTTAAATTATAAGCATACCGATGAATCTAGAGAAAAAATATCAATTGCTCAAAGAAAAAAGATACAATGTTCTGTTACTTTAAAGATTTGGTTTGGATGCAAATCATGTGCTGAAGATTTAAACATGAAATCAAAAACATTGAATAATATGCTTTGTGGATATAGAAAAAATAAAACAACTGTAAAATATATTTAGTTATGATAAGACATAATATGGAACAAAAATCCATTGATTGGATGGAAATTAGAAAAGGTAAAATAACAGGTACTAGAAGTAAAGGTTTATTTATTAAATCCGATACGCTATTAATTGAATTACTTTCTGAAAAAATAGAAGACTTTGAAATGGAAGAGTCTTATATTTCCCAAGCAATGCAAGAAGGAATTGAAAAAGAGCCGTACGCAAGGGAAGCATTAAGCAATGAAGTGTTTGTTTCGTTTAAGGAAGTTGGATTTCTACAAAGCGCATCCATTCCTTTAATTGGATTGTCTCCGGACGGCATAACAGATGACGACACAGCAGCTTGCGAGATCAAGTGTTTTGGCGCAAAGAAACACACGTCAACAATTCTAGCAAACGAGATTCCAAGCGACAACATTCACCAATGCTTACACTATTTTACGGTTAATCCTAAGCTAGAGATATTGTATTTCGCATCTTACAGACCTGAATGTTTAGTTAAGCCGTTGTGGTGTACTTCAATTACATTAGATTCACCGATTGACTTAGGTACGAAAGCTAAACCTAATATCAAAACAGTTGCTGAATGGGTAGGTATTGCACGTGAAGAAGCGGAGAAATTGAATCATGAGTTGAATGCAGCTTTGTTAAAGTTAAACGAGATGTATGGAATGTAAGACATGTAATAAACAAACAGACTATTTAGAAAAACATCACATTGTACCAAAGTCAAGAGGCGGTTTAGATATTGAATCAAATACGATAGATATATGTATTGAATGCCATAACCTTGCTCACGATGTTAATTTTAAAAGAAAAAAAGGATTAATAAGTGAGGGTATGCAAAAAGCACTTCAAAAAGGTAAAGATGCCGTATTGTGGAATAGTGAAAACGAAAAATTAATAGAGAAAAAATTTATTAATATGTGGAAAGAAGATGAAGACAAAGCTATGTTTATATCATATTCTTTAAAATATTGTAATTGGTCAGCCACAGAAATTAAAGATTTTGTTCTTGGTAATAAAGTTAAATTAAAATGTAACGTATGAGAACAGCAGTAGAATTTTTAGTAGAAACATTAGCAGAAAATGGAATCCTGCATAGTTCGGATATTGAACAAGCCAAAGAAATAGAAGTCAATTTGGCACAACAATACGCTGAGTTTTCAATTTTATGCGACAGATGTGGAATGAATCCAATTAAGTTTAGAGATTTTATTAAGCAGTATAACGAAAAAACATAATAACAATGGAACAAGAATTTATATCAAACATTAAGCAATACATCCAGGATCGCAATATTAGCGTTTGGAGATTTTGCAAAGAAATCAATTTTACAAACCCCGATAAGATGAAAAACTACCTTAATGGAAAGGTAGGGATCAACGGTAAAACAGTATTTAATATCATGAATTTAATTTACAAATGAAATTGTTAATAAATATATTTGACAACTGCAAGCATTTTACATTTATTTTTATAGTATATTTGCTTAATGACGGACAAGTCAATTGAAAAATATTACAGATATGCAGAATTCCTTGCTGGCGAGAACGGCAAGGATTTGCTGCACCATGTATATTTAGAGCTTCCTGAAGATTTGAGTTACATAAAGAATCCGGATACTTATATACAAAAGTGTTTGTTCCATGCTTACTACGGTAAGACTAGCAGCTATAATAAACTGCACAATTTACTAGTTAGTGAACTGACTGACGATATAGAACAAACATACGAAGAGCCTTGCCTATTTGATTCTCAGCTATTACATAAAATATTACTACAGTTAGAGATTGAAGGATACACAACGGAGGTTAGAGTCTATAAAGATTGTGCGTTTAATAGCTCAATGTATGTTTTATCGAAGAAATCAAAGGTTAATCGTCAAACAATTACAAAGATTTGTAAATTTATCGAAAACGAAATAAGAATAAGATATGAAAGATTGGATACTATTTGATTTTAGTTTAGCTTTATTAGGGTGGTTTGTGGCGTTCTTAATTCATCAAGAATACAATTTACCATATCGTATTAAAAAGCTCTTTAAAATCGTTCCTACAGAGTATATTAAGGTAATAGATTGTTTCCCTTGCTTTGCATTTTGGGTAACATTATTGATAACAGCACAACCAATAACAGCAATAGCAGTTTATGCCTTTGCAATAACAACAGAAAGAAGATGATATTAGGGAAAGAAGCTCAAGTAAGTCTAGATTTTATAATGCCAAAAATTAAAATCAATGGTTTTGACTATTACGGCATTGAATTCGACCATTTGGCACACGTTTATTTTGAGATAACTTTACTTGCAACGGGTAAAGGAAAGGTATTATCTAAAGGTTGTCAAGGTTGTATTCCAGGTGCAGTTCATATTGTCAATAATTACCTTCGACAATTGCCAACCGAAGGAACAAATGCAACTTTTGAAGAGTTGAGCCTTTCGGAGTTAAGGAAATTACATCCAACAATTAAGGCAACGAGTCGTAAATCATTTATAAGTAAAATTAAGTAATGAACATTAAAAGCAAATCATTTGTTGACAGATTGCAAGAATTAGCAATTGAATATATTGACGAGTGTTTGTCGAACGTAAAAGAGGTTGCAACTTCTAGCGGTAAAGTAGTAGAACAAAGGGATAGACACATCCCAACTATTAAGTATTTCTTATGGATTTGGATACCTAAAAACTACGATAAAAAAGACACTATAAAAAGAGCAACCTACTACAGATGGCTTAAATGGGAGAATACTTATAAGCAAAAAGTAATACAAAATATTGACGGAACATTTGCAGCTTTAGCAGAGGATATTGTAGCAAATGAAGGCAAGGGAATTTTCTACGCAAAGAATCGTTTAGGAATGCATGACCGCCAACAAATAGAGTCTAAACACGTAGATAAGTTTGAGTTCGACAATTAAAGGATACAAGCCACATCCAAAACAATTGGTAATTCATCAAAGTATAAACAACGATGCTGCGAAATATTACGTACTGAATATTGGTAGGCAGTTTGGGAAAACTATGCTTTGTATAAACCAGCAGTTGTATTGGGCTATAAATGACAAAGGTTGCATGATTGGATGGGTAAGTCCTATTTATAAGCAATCAAAGAAAGTATATACTGAACTCAAGAAATCAACTATATCGAGTGGTTTATTTAGTTATAATGATACCGAACTAATTGTTAAAGGATTCGGCAGTCAAATTCAATTCTTTTCTGCTGAACGAAGCGACGGCATACGTGGTAATACATTCGACTATTTGATTTGTGATGAGTTCGATTTTATGAAGGCAAATACATGGGAAGAAGTATTACAGCCTACGGTATTAGTTAAGGGTAAGAAAGTGGTGTTTATCTCAACTCCTAGAGGCAAACGAATGATGTATAAACTATCTTTGTTAAGGCACCAGGACGAACGTTATAAGTACTTTCAATTTAGTTCGTACGACAATCCAATGATTGATCCTAGAGAAATTGACTCTATTAGGCAAACTGTTCCGGATCATGTATTTAGGCAAGAATATTTAGCGGAGTTTTTGGATGGCGCAACGGGTTTATTTAGGAATGTTCGGGAGTCAATTGGGACCGCTGTTAATACGGGTAAGATATTCGGAGGTTTGGATATTGGGCGAGCGGATGATTACACGGTTTTAACAATAGGTACAAAAGATGGAGGCGTATTCTTCATTGAACGTTACCGGCAGGACGAATGGACGAATATAATTAACAAGGTAGCTAAACGAATAAAAGAATTCAACGCTTTGACCTACGTTGAAGTAAACAACCAGGGCGACGTGTTCTATGAAATGCTCAAGAAATCTACGGGTAATTTAATTGAGCCATATACGACTAGCTCTAAAACCAAACCGATTATGATTGAAGATTTGGCTGTCTCGTTTGAACAAATGGAGCTAACAATACCGAATGAAGAGTATCTAATAGACGAACTAGAAGCGTTTACATATATATTTGACCTAAAGACTAGGCACGTAAAATACGCAGCTCCTGAAGGCATACACGATGACAGCGTTATTTCACTATCTTTATACAACCAAGCTAGAAAACATTTATCTAAAAAAGGAAAATACTTTGCATAATATGGAAATTAAATTACCCAACAAAACAAATGATTTACGAATAGAGCATTTTAACGCACTACAAAACCCGTATTTCTTAAATGAAAACAAACTAGATATAATGGATCAGTTAGAATTTATCCATTTGTTCACTAATATATCTAGACCAAAACTAAAACGAATTAACGCAACTGATATAGCTAAAATGTTTAGCCACATAGTTAGGTTATATTCGGGAATCAAAGTAAATAAGCCGCCAAAAGAAATCACGTTAAATGGCATCAAGTTTGAATTAATCAATGCTGAAAAGGTAGGTGTTGGATGGCACGCGGATTTCAGTAAAGGAGACATGAAAAAGGATCCGGTTTATTTTGGTTGTTTGTTCTACTTTCCTAAGGGACAATTGTACGGCGCAGTGGATGAGAACGATAATTTACTTAATCCAATCGCAGACAGATACGAAATTATAAAGGAGTATATGCCGCTCGATGTTTTTATGAATGCGTCCGCTTTTTTTTTGACCAAAATAAAACAATCAATGCTAATATCAGTACAGAAAGCAAGAGCGAGAAAAACAATAGAAAAGATATTAAGCCCTCTAAATTTGCTTGGGAGGAAGGCTTCGACGTGATAGCAAAAGAGTTTTTTCAAGGGGATTGGAATAAAGTTACTATGTTAAATATTTACTCTTATTCGCATAAATGTAAATTTTTAGTGTACAATGCAAAGAAAAAACTCTCTAATAGATAGGAGCAAGTCAATTATAAATCTAAAAAATATAAAACAATGAACAATTTACAAGTAATGGCGGGACAGTTGGGTACTAAGGTAGTCAACAATACAACAGAATTAACTCAAGATAGCTGCGGAATAGTAGTTTTAGAAGATACTATTTTCACATCTATTAAGGTTGCTGGAGTGGATAAGAAATCCGATTATATTGCCAATACTGCAATAGCAATTAAAGCAGGTACAATCTTCAGACCAATTGGAGGCGGTAAGTTTTCAGGTGTTAAATTAGCATCCGGTAGTGTTTCAGTTATATTGATTGGCGAAAACTTCTAGTTATGTTATACGGATATCTAAATAGTCCATTCGTATCTAATCCATTCTCCGATGCTGCAATTCCACCATCGAGTGTTGTATTTCCGGTTATTTCGGGTAGTGGTGTAATAGGTCAAACTTTATCCACAACTAACGGGACCTGGAGCGGTACTCTTCCTATTACATATACTTACCAATGGAATAGAAATGGAAGCGTAATTTTAGGAGCTACTTTCAATACATATACTTTAGTAACTGCGGACGGTTCAACTTCTATTACTTGCACTGTTACAGCTACCAATGCGGGTGGTTCTGTATCTAAAAGTTCTAATGCAATAAGTGTAGCCGCTGCAACAGACGCAGACGCACAAGCATTTATAACGGCTGCTGCGATTACAGATGCAACACAAAAAAGAGCAATTGATAAACTTGTTGTTGACTTAAAAGGCTACGGCATTTGGTCAAAAATGAAAGGATTATATCCATTTGTTGGTGGAACGGCTGCTTCACATAAATTTAACCTTAAGAATCCATTAGACACAAATGCCGCATTTAGGTTGGTATTTAACGGAGGCTGGACACATTCAAGTAATGGTGCTTTGCCTAATGGAACTAATGCTTACGCTAATACATTTTTTAACCCAACAACTCAAGCATTAAGTAAGGATTCAACGCATATTTCTTACTATAGAAGAAACACAAGCGCAACCAGCAAAGTATTAATGTCCGCAATGAGTGTCGGTACATATTTAATAAGATTGAATTTAGCGCCTGATTATGGTAGTGGACTTGGTAATATAAGTGAAATTGTATCTCAAACAGACCAGCAAAATACAACTGCAATATCTGATTTAGGCTTATTAATTGGTAATAGAATCAGCTCAGCTCAATTTAAAATATTTGCAAATAGTACATTAAAGCAAACAGTTGCAAGAACATCATCAACACAAGTAAATGCAAATATATATATATCATCTGAAAATTATACAGGAACACCAGGTGCATATACAAACAATCAAACTGCATTTAACTCAATAGGAGACGGTTTAACAGATACAGAAGCAGCTAACTATTATACTGCAGTACAAGCATTCCAAACAACTTTAGGACGAAACGTATAAAATATGAAAATAACAGATTTAACAACAGAAGAAAAGGCTATATATGTAGGTCTTTTAACAATAGAACAAAAATACTTATTAGTAGGTCAATTGTTTGATGAGGATAGCTATTTTAATCCTATTCAAGACGATGCTGATAATTGGATTATTTCAATAGAAGAAATAGAACAAAATCAAAATCCTGAATTTGTTTGGTTGCAAGACTTGGAAATGATAATTTTTGTACCTAAAGTAAATCCTTTACCATTTTAATATATGGCGCAAGATGTTGAATATTTCAAAAATCTAATAACGGTAGGAAATTCCGAGGCAATTCTTAAGGGGTTGCCAGGAACACCATTGGAAGGTTTATTGAAAGATTTAATGCAAGATGTTGCCGACCAATTGGTAATTGAAATGGATCGTTTGGATATTGCAGCGTCTAGAAGATTAAGACAAAGCATAATTCCGGATAAACAAGTAACGAAAGAAGGCAATGTTGTAACTATTGGATTAAGCGCGGATTTCTATTGGAAGTTTGTTAATTACGGAGTTAACGGAACGGAAGTACAACACGGCGCGCCAAGTTGGGGAAAGCAACCACCTGGAGAAGTATCCTTCCATAAGTCAATAATGGATTGGACAATGGACAGAGGTATAACGATGCCGGCACAATTTGACACATACGACTCTTTTGCGTGGGCTGTAATGGCAAACGTAAGGAAGAAAGGAAAGCAAGCCCGCCCATTCTTTACCAACGTAGTAAATGAAACATTAACAACAAAAATACAAAGCGAGCTTTCCGCATTTTTTAAGGAAGCAATAACAGTAAATATAGTTGAACCATGGCAGTAACGATAAACCAAACTCCTAGCAATTGGAGTCCATCCGATAACCCGCTAATGTTTAGATTTTCATCTAATCAAACCGCACAGCCAAATTTTTCTTACATAGTTGAGACTTACTACAATTCTGTTTTGGTATCGGAAGATAGGATATTTGTTGAAAGCGGAATTTATGCACATATTGACGTTTCACCAATAGTAAAGAACTTACTTAATACGCCACAACAAACAATACCTTTATTTACTTCTAGCGGTACAAATGGAAGTATTTATATTAAGGTAATAGAAAACTACGGGCTTATTCCAATTAACCAAGCAAACGCTACTAGCTCAACCGTTAAGATATTTAAAGCGTGTTTATCCGATGCTGATTGGAAAGAATGGGATGCCACGGAATGGGTTGTGAATAAGTACTTAACTAATCACCCTGAATTTGATCCAATGTACCAGCAATTTGGAGCGCCGTTCTATTTGAGCGCAATAGTCGATACTAGCACAAGTCTTTCAATTTCATTCTACGATATTGACGATGTTTTAATTCATTCATATTATCAGGTACAAACAACGGTAATAGCACAAATAAACCTTAGTACTGATTCACTTGTTTTAAATGCCGGTGTTCCGGATATAGATGCTGTACACTATTACGTCGTTGAGGTTGGTTCTATATTGAAAAGAGTTTACCTACAAAAAGCACATTGCAACCCTATCCAATCCTTATCATGGATAAATGAGTACGGCGCGTGGGATTCATTTATATTTGACCATAACCTACAGCGAAAAGGTAGCGTTACGGAAAGAATGTACGGCAAGAAGTTCGGGCAATGGGTAGGTAATAACTTTGTTTACAATCTAAACCAAGCCGGAAACATAAGAGTAGGTACTCAAGTTACAGACTCAGCAACTTTATATACGGGATGGATTTCACAGACTTTGCAGAATTGGTTAGTTGAACTATTTAAAGCGCCAAGATTCTATTTATATACCAATAAACAGATTTCTGTAAGGGTAACGAGTACACAATACACATACGAACAACAACGATTTGAGGATTTAATCAGTCAATCTGTAGATGTTGAATATACAAATAATCATTTAGGCTTATCACTATGACAGATGAACTGATTTGTAATGGCGTTTCGCTAGATTTATCGCAAGCCGTTCCTGTACCGATATCCTTTGCAATTGCTGACATTAAGAATTTAAGCAATAGAAAGCAATCGTTTAGTAAAGAGGTTACGCTACCTGACACGATGAACAATAATAACTTCTTTCGTGGTGCATTTGGTTACTCAGCGACTGAAGCCGGTATAAATTTCGATGCTACAATAAAGGTTAATGTAATTCTTAAAAAACGAGGTATTCAAGTTTTAGAAGGAGTTATAAAATTAAATAAAGTTACAAAGGTTAAAGGATTTACTCAGTTTACGTGTCAGGTATTTTCCGATTCAATAGACTTGTTCCAATTGCTTTCTACTATAAATGTAGGCGAGTTGGATTGGAGCGAGTACGACCATGTTTTATCGCGTACAAATATTAAGGATTCTTGGACTGCACCGATTGGAAGCGGTTACTACTATCCATTAATTGAACGCGGAAACAATAGGGTAGGCACAATTTGGAATACAACTGATTTATATCCGTATGTGTATTTACGTGAAGCGTTATTAAAATGCTTTGAATTTTTAGGATTGACTTGGGATTCGGATTTCTTAGATACAACGATGTTTAAGTCCATATTGTTTGGATTTGGTGGCGGAGAAATTAAGACCATTCCACCAATTGATGTAAACAATAGGAAGGTAGAAATTGATAATGGGGACTTCAATTATTCAATACCATTTGTAACCTACGATTTTCAAGCGGGAACGGATACAGGCTCATCGCTTACAGAGAATCAAATCACAACAAATTTAACCGGCTATTTGAATCCATTTGATAATGACTATTTTGTAGGTGTATTAACTCAGGATATTTTAGGACAATATTCGGACGGTGAAATCACAATAGGGCAAAGTGGATTATATACTTTAAACACGCAATTTAGAACCACGCAAACAATCACAGTTACAAATGGCAACTTAGTTACATTGCCTTACATCGCACCTATTGACGAATCATTTGTTAATAAAATTCAAGTTTTAAAAAATAGCGGTGTATTATTTGAGATTTCAAGTAACATTGTAGCACAAACAGCAGTTGGAAACGTAATAACTAGAGATATAGATTTTAACATAAATAACATCGTAAACTTAAACTTAATTTCAGGTGATGTAATTTCGTTTAGATTGCTATTAGGCTCTGTGAGAATGGGTATATTGAATCTGGAGAATGTATATCCATCTATTGCGTTTGATTTAGATACAGTTGTTCCTATAACTATTGATTTAATTTCGGATGACACATCTATTACAGATGGTAATATGGTTAAATTGGGAAGATTTCTCCCTATCATGAAGTGTTCGGATTTATTACTTTCTGCAATTAGACAGTTCAACCTTTACATATCGGAACAGTCCAACGATGGAGTAGTTAAGATTGAGTCATTAATGCCATTTTATAGCAATACAAACGATTTTAACGATATATCCGAACTAGTAGATACTACTAAACCAATCGTAATTAAACCGGCAGCTAACGAGTATCCAAAAAACATAATATTTACGTTTAAAAAAGCTACGGATTTCGATAATATGCGGTACTTAGATAAGTACGAAGAGGAGTATGGCGACATGAAATTTGTGCAAGGTAGCTACTATTCTAAAGGCGATCAAAAAACAGAACTTGCATGGGGTACAATCGTTCCATTTCAAATTTCGGGGACTATTTTAGTGCCTAGATTTATTAAAATAGAGAACAATATAGCAAAACCTAACGCGGGACCTGGACGAATAATGTTCCGCAATGGCTTAAAATCGGGTAGTTGGACGTTTAATGACACGGTTGGATTAGGCGGTGAGTTCTTAACTACATATCCTTGCGTTCACCATTTCGATAATTGTCAAAATCCAACAATGGATTTAAACTTTAAGCTAGTAAACGAAGTATATTACACGGCAACAATCGTAACTTCTGCTAATTGTTACTCGGAATATTACTCAACTTTCATTAACGAAATGACTAGCCCAGCAGGAAAAATAGTTAATCTTTCGGTTCATTGGAATGAGATTGATATAAAAAATAGAGACTTCGGTAAATTGTTAATGATTGATGGATCTTTATTTAGATTGAATTTAATAAAGGAATTTTCTGCGGATGTTCAAACAACAACCGAAATTGAATTAGTCAAAGTTTTAAAGGCAAGAAAGCGCGCGGGTAAACAGATAATACAAGGAGCAACAAGCGTTATATATGTAGACAACAATATTGCTAGTCCACCAAACAATACCGGCGAAGATACGGGAGTAATTTCCGCGCCAATAAATAACCCAAATTTTCAAACAAACTTAATTATAGGATAAAATGAGCTGCGACAAATTTAGTAGAATGATAATAAAGCGAGGGACGGGCAAGGCGACCATTCCCGTAAGTAGCGACCATCGAAACGGCGATTGGATTGCAACGGATGTATACGATGGTGAGTGGTATCAAAACATTACAGACGGGCAAATGTACATACGTAATGACCGAGATATTTTGGCTGTTGGGGATCCGGTTTTATTACAGCAAAAGTTTACTGTTAAACAAACGGGAACGGGTGCGCCGGTTATAACTTTTCTTTCCAATACATTTAATGGTGCGGGTACGATAGTTTGGACTCGATTATCTGCGGGTACGTATGAAGGTACTTTATCGGGTGTGTTTACAGCAGATAGAACTTTTCTACAAATTGACCAAACGAGAAACGCGGATGAACAAACTCGAATCTACAGAAAGACCACGTCGAAGATAGAGATTAGAACGTTTAAAGGTGGCGCATTGACGGATGGCATATTGAATGAGAATAGTGTAATAATTGAAATTTATCCATAATGGCAGAAGAAATAATTTTTAAGGTTGGAGTCGATACGGGTAATTCCGCAGAAGATTTAAAGAAAATTGACGAAGAATTAAAGAATATTAACACCGATTCTAAAAAAGTAGGTGGAGATACAGCTGCACAATTTGAAGCACTCAACAAGAAAGTTGAAGCGGGTAACTTAACAATGCGCCAAAGTACGCAAGCTGTCAAAGAGTACATGAGTATTGCGCTTGCTGCGGGACGTGAAAGTCCAATAGGGCAAGCTGCATTAAAAGAGGCTGCAGAACTCCAGGATAAAATAGGCGACTTAAAGGCTGAGGTTGCAAACTTAGCACACGATGGTAAGAATCTACAAGGTGCGCTTCAATTAGGCGGTGCGGTTGCTGCTGGTTATGGTGTTGTCGAGGGAATGATGGCATTGACCGGAAGTGAAAGCGAGGATTTGCAAAAGTCATTACAAAAGTTAATGGCAGTTACAACCGTTTTGAATGGAGTTGAAACAATACGTTTAGCATTGGAGAAAGAATCTTCATTGATGAACTTATTACGCAAAGGTCAAACTATTGCTATGGCTGCAGCACAATGGATGTATACTTTAGCTGTTGGTTCAACTACGGTTGCAATGCAAAGTTTAGGACTTGCTATAAAAAACATTCCAATTATAGGATGGATTTTAGCTATTGTTGCAGCATTAATTTCGCTTGCTGCTTACTTGTACAACATGGCGGATGCGGAGGATAATTCAAAGAAAGTATCGGAAGAGTTAACTAAGGCATACGACAAACAGAAAGAAGCAATTGACCGAGTTAGTCAGGCGCGATTAAAAGGAATTGATAATCTTATTCGCCAACGTACCGAAGAGGGCGCTAGTTTAGAGGAATTAGGCAAATTAGAGATTGAAAGACTTAAAGAATCGGAAGCTGCAAGAAAAGCAAATGTAACTCTAGAAAAAGAAGCAATTGATAAGAAAAATGAAAATTATCGTAAGGCTTTAAAATATGGTAATTACGAACTAGCTAAAGCAACTAGGGAAGAAATTAACGAACATAGGGCAAAATACAAAGACTTAATAGGTCAAGAAGGGCAGTATGGAGTAGATTTGAAATATCAAAAAACTAAGACTGCAAACGATATTAAAGAGCGAGAAGAAAAGGATACTGAAGAGGCGCAACAAAAACAAAAGGCAGCTAACGAAAAAGCACAAGCTAATAGAGAAAAGGCGGATGCAAAAAAAGCGGAGTATGCCAAAACAATGCAAGACCTGGTTATTGCGAATATTGTAAACGAAAATGAACGCGCCATTGCTGCAATGGGTTTAGCGAATGAACGAGAACTAGCCGAACTACAAAAAAAGTACGGTAAAAATACTGAGTTAGAAAAGCAGTTAAAACTTAAGCAAGCATCCGATTTGTTTAAATTAATGGAAACTCAAGATAAAACGGATAACGACGCTTTAGATTCTAAGACAAAAGAAGCAAATGATAAGAAATTACTTGCTGATAAAAAACTTTCGGATGATTTATTTAAGTCAAAGAAGGCAGAACTTGAAGGTAAACTTATTCAAATTGAAGATGATTTTGCAGCGGAAACAGAACTAAAAAAAGAGCTTGCATTACTTGAACTTGAAGAGGCGAAAAAAAATAAAGAAATTACATCCGGTGAACTCTTTAAAATCGAAGCTGAGTACAAAGCTAAAATTGATAAGCTAAACGAAGAACAAGCGGAGAAAGAGCGCATAATGCGTTTAGACTCTATAAACGATGGAATCAAATGGGCGGAAAAATCAGTTAATGCAATTCAAGAACTTTCCGATATGGCATTTGCGAATAAGATGCGTAAAGTTGAGAAAGGTAGTAAGGAAGAAGAAAAGCTAGCACGTAAGCAATTTAAGATTAATAAAGCGTTACAACTTGCCGGTGCTATAATGGATGCGGGAAAAGCAATGACAGCGTCTTTGGCAGCTTCACCGGTTGCGATTGGTCCCGTTCCTAATCCAGCGGGTATTGCATCTTTAGCTTTTGCGGGAGTTACGTCACTTGCAAACATCGCAAAGATAGCGGCAACTCAGTTTGAAAGCACAACGCCACCACCAACAAGTGAGCCGCCAAGCGTACCTAATCCAAGTGAACCAAACGTGGCAGGTTTTCAGCCAATGACCGGAACATTGACTAGTGGGCTACCTGGAGCAAATACAAAAGTCTATGTTTTAGATTCGGATATTACAGCGCAACAGAATAATAGCTATAAAGTCGAAAGTTTAGCGACAATGGGCGGATAGAAAACGTACAAAAAACAAAGTTTTTACTCTAATATATATAAGATGGCAAATTATTACAAAATAGTAGTTAACGAGAATGACGAAACGGGTGTTGATTTCAACGCATTTGTTGACGTTCCCGCACATTTGAAAGGATTTATTGCATTTGGTAAGAATGAAAAAATTCAGTACAATTTTAATGACGAAAAAAGATTAGTTACCGGAGTGATGATTGCTGCGGATTATCCAATCATTCGTTTTGATAAGCAAATTGGTGAACATTACGTAATCTTTGACGCCCCGACAATTGATATTATCCGCAAGAAATTCTTTAAGAATGGATTTATTCAAAACGTGAATAAAATGCACGATCAAAGTCAGGTTGTTTCGGGCGCTACTCTACTAGATTCTTACATCGCATCTAATTCGGATCCAAAACTTCCTAATATTCCGGAAGTATTTGAACACATGAACTTAGGGGATGGTACTTGGATAGCAACGTACTACGTGGAGGATGA